GTACATGGGTAACCAGATCTGGTTCCTTAACTACGCCCAGGACATTAAGGTCGTCGAAGGTGGCGAAGTGGACTACGTCTGGTGCGATGAACTTGTCCCGCAGAACTGGCTGGAGACACTTCGCTACCGTTTGGTCACCCGGTCCGGCAAGCTGATTGTCACCTTTACGCCGGTGCAAGGTTACACTCAGGTCGTGAAGGAGTACATCAATAGTGCCAAGGTTACGGCTACCCGCAAATCTCCATTGTTACCCAATAACAATGTTCTAACCGTCCCCAAGGGTGAGATGCCCTACCAAGCAGAGAACCTGTACGGACGACACGCCTGCATCTGGTATCATACCGAGCTTAACCCCTACAACAACTGGGAGCGCATGAAGCAGGAGCTTTCGGGGCGCTCTAGCCACGACATTAAAATCCGCGCTTATGGTTGGGCAGATCAGACGGCTGGCTCCGAGTTTCCGATGTTCGGTGACCATAACCTGTGGAAAGGTGACGCTGAAGAGGTCATCCCCGAGGGTAGCAACTACATGGCTATCGACCCAGCCGGTGCGCGTAACTGGTTTATGCTTTGGGCTAGGGTAGACAAGCACGGTATACTATGGGTCTACCGCGAGTGGCCCGATCAAAGCTACGGTGAATGGGCGCTCCCTAGTGATAAGCCCGACGGTCGAGCTGGCCCGGCACAGAAGGCGGGGGCAGGCCGTGGAGTGAACGAGTATACCGAGCTTATCTGGAGCCTTGAGACTGCCGGTGACAAGCGTGAAATGATCGTGGATCGTTGGATTGACCCTCGGACCGCTGGAACTGAGACGATCACTAAAGACGGTGGCGTTACCGTGCTTGACCTACTTAGTCAGGCTGATAATCCGCTTATCTTTACGCCTGCCGCAGCCCTGCCAATTGAGGAGCGGGTGCTATTAATCAATGATCTTTTGTCATGGGACAGAGAAAAACCAATGGGAAAAGGAGTAAACCATCCAAAACTGATGATACATGAGTCTTGCCAGAACTTAATTTATAGTTTAAAGGAATGGACTGGACAAGATGGACAAAAAGGTGCTAGTAAAGATCCAATTGACGCCTTAGGTTATATGGTTGTAATGCAGCCAGCCTATTTTGGCGGCTTAGATTGGGAAAAACAATCTAAACGAATGTCTATGACAGGAAGTTATTAACATGATCTCACCAGTTGACCCTTTAGCTATTGCTTCTGATATGCCTGACATTGGCGAGTTATTGAGCGAGTACAACCGCTCGATGATTAACTCGTCGCAAGGCAACTTGGTGACGAAGTTTGATAACATCCGTTTTGCTCGGTGGGCAGGACAGACTGATGACGGGAAAAAGCATAGTGATTCCCGTCCAGAAGGTAGCCCGGCTTGGCCGTTTGAAGGTGCGAGCGACGTTCGCAACCGCCTCATCGACTCGTCTTGCAACGAGCTTTCCGCACTGCTTGTCACGGCTTTCCAACGTGCAACCATCCGGGCTTCCGGCGTTACCCTCGACGATGCGCCGGTGAGCGGCATTGCGACGAACCTTTTGCACTGGATTCGCGACTCTAAGATGCCGCAGGAGCTTCGCAAAGAGGCCGAACTTGGGGCGCAGTACGCTTTGCAGTACGGCTGGAGCGCGTTCTTTGTAGGCTGGCAGCAGAACATCAGCAAGCGTACACAGGAGATTACCGCTGAAGAACTTTTTCAAATGGCTGCGCAGACACAGGGATCTGTGTTGGCCGAGTTGCCACAGATGATCTTGGACGCTCCAGATCAAGCTGCTGCGATACTTCAAGCTGCGATACCTGACTTGGACGCTTCGGAAGCCAAGCGCATGGTTAACGAGATGGCTACGACTGGCCGTGCAACGTATGATCAAGAGTACGTCAGCCGCAATCTTCCCGAGATCGTTGCGCTCAAGCCCTGGGACGAAATTATTGTTCCGCCAGAGACGGCTGACTTGCAGCGATCACGGGTAATCTACCGTAGGACATGGATGTCCGAGGTTGAGTTGCGCGAGAAAATCACGACTGAAGGCTGGGATCCAGACTGGGTTGAGCGTGCGCTTCAGCAGATCGGTAAGAGCAGCACCTTCTACAACATCAACCTGCTCCCAACAACGACCATGTTGGTTTACAACGGCGTAAACTACATGAACATGGTGGAGGTTGTTTATGCTTACACGAAAAGTCTCGATGGAAAAGCTCCCGCCATCTACTTCACCGTTTTTTGTCCGCAAGCCGCGTCCAATCGAAAAGAAGATGCAGCCTCGTGGGCTATTCATCAGCGACTTGATTACGCTCACGGCGAATACCCGTTTGTTGAATTCCGTCGTGAACAGCTGCGCCGCGCTATTACTGATACTCGTGGTATACCCGAGTTGGCTAGCACTGATCAAGATGAAGTCAAAGCCCAGCACGATTCGATCCGGGATCATACTGCCTTCTCGACTCTACCTCCCATCAAAGTCGTCAAACGAATTGGTGCCATCAACAAGGTGGGCCCAGGAGTACAACTCCCTGTCGTAAGCCCTACGGACTACAGCTTCATGGAGCCGCCTGCGCGTGAACCCACGGTGGCGTTTAAGCTCATTGAGCGTGTGGAAGCCAATCACGCTGCGTACTTCGGTACAATTAATGCGTTTGTGCCACCGGCCAAGACGCAGATGTTGCAGCAGTTGCTTGTGAACAGCTGGCTCTTAAGCTGGCGTAACATCTACCGGCAGATGTTTGCGTTGTGCTGCCAGTACATGAGCCCAGAAGAGATCCTGCGCGTCACCGGCGGTCAGTTGCCGCAGAGCTTGTCTGAGATACACAACGAGTTCGACCTTAACGTTCGCTTTGACGTGATGGACATGGACAAGGAGTACATCGCGCAGAAGATTGATTTCCTTACCAAAGTTGCGCAGCTCGACACGGGCGGCGTGCTTAACAGAACGAGCCTCACCGAGATGATGATCCAAGCTATCGCGCCCGAGATGGCAAGCGAGCTTATCGTCAACCAGCAGCAGGCCAGCATGCAGATGTTTAAGGGTGTGCAGAGTGACATTGGCATGATGCTCCTTGGCAACGAGGCGCTGTACCAAGAGAACGACCCGGCTGCACAGACCAAGCTGCAATACGCGCAGCAGGTTATGCAGGCTAACCCGAAAGCGCAGGCTGCGTTGCAGCAGGACGAGAACTTCCGTGCGCTGTTTGAGAACTACGTTAAGAGCTTGCAGATGTCTGTTATGCAACAACAGAACGCGCAGATTGGCCGGATTGGCGTAACTCCTGTATCACAACAGCAAGCTTAATATGGCAGGAAAGCCAAAACAAAAACAAGACTGGGGAAGCGCAGAGGCTGAAAAAGCACTTGTTCAACGTCTTAAAGATGAGGCGGAAAAAGAAAAAGTTAGAGATTACGCAAACCTTTTAGAGTACGCTAAACAAAACATATTAAATCCAGAATTTTCAGCAAAAGGTAAAGTGTCTGGATATGACGTTGCTGCTCCATATTATGGAGAGCAGGCACAACCACAACTTCAAGCAGCATCTGAATACGCAAAGATGCTTGCTGCGGATCAAGCTGCAAAAGTAACTGTTCCAGAAGAGTACTACGTTAACTTGCAGCGTCAGGTTCCAGTTTTAGTTGACGCTTACGTTCCAGCATACAATAAGACAAAAGATTTTGTTGGAATGCCGTCGTTTCCATTGTTTCAACAGTATTATACCAGTAACGAACAAAATGCTATAAAAAACAACTTTTCTCCACAAGCTGTAACTCAAGAAGCGGTTCAGCAAAACTTAATGAATTACTGGCAGAGTACGCTTGAGCATGAGGCTGGGCACGTTGCAGACGCAAGCGTTTCATTTGCAAAACGTCCATCTAGAACATTTGGAGAATACGATCCTAGCACAATACGAAATCTAGGATACATGGCTCAAGAGAACCACCTTGTTACTGGACTTGGAAAAGTTCAGCGGGAATACTACTCGCAAACTGGCAAACGGTTTGAGTCTCCTGAAGAGTTCAAAAACTTCTTGTTTGATCTTACGCAAAAGAAAGACACGGAAGAGGCTATTTCTGGATTTTCTGAGGAAGCAAAACGAACGCTTCGCTACCAGATAGAAAACGCCAAGGACGTAAAAACGTACTACGATAATTTGCAGAAGTGGGAAAAGGGCATTCCAATTTTAAGAGGCTTTGAACCACTTAAGCGAGGAGATCCAGACTTGCTAGAAAAAAGCGCACAGTTGATTCCGGCGCTTGTGCAAGTTGACAACCGCTACAATTCTAACGTATGACGGAAAATCAAAAGGACGCCTTTGGCTTTTCAGGGAAAAACAATACCTGGAGCGAAGTGCTTAAAGTTATCGAGCAGTTGCAGGAACAGCACTGGATGATGGCTATAAGTAAAGACTGCAAAGGAGAAGATAGAATACATTCAGCGGGGCAAGCTGATGGGATTAACCTTACTTTGAGCACGCTCATTGAATTAAGAAAGCAAGCAAGAGAATTAAATGGCTTGACTAATAACGAAGATTTGGCATAACGCCACTAGCGGGCTAACCAGCGTTACTGGTTTGATTATATAAAGGACTTGCTACCTATTAGCATGAACGAAACACAATCACAGCCTGACGCCGGGAGTCAGGAGGCAGGAACGACACCCGTTGCATCAAAACTCGGTTTGCTGGATCAGCAAAGTCTCAGTGACTTGCTTAAATCTGGTTTCCTTGACGAGAAGGAGGCGACTCCCGCCAAAGAGGAGCAGGCTGAACCTGAAGTTGACACTGAGGAGCCAATTGTGGACTCGGAAGTGGAAGCTGAGGTGGAAGCCGATCAGCCCATTGAAGAAGCTGAAGCTGAAGAAAGTTCGTTAAGCAAGGGCGTACAGAAGCGTATCAACAAGTTAGTTGCTGCGAAGAAAGCCGCTCAAGCTGAATTGGAAGCGCAAAAGTCGCGTTTATCTGAACTGCAAAGGGAGCTAGAGACTGCAAAGTCTTCGGCCCCGGCAAGACAGGTGGACGTATCCGATGCAGTCGAACGCTTGTCCACCATCGAACAGGTGAAGGAAGAGCGCCAGAGAGCGTTGGATGTCATTTTGTGGTGCGAAGAGAACCCAGACGGAGGAGTAATTACCCTGCCGGATGGAACTGAGAAGGATTTAACCGATCAGGAAGTTCGCAGCATGAAACGATTGGCAATTCGGCGCAAGGAAATCGAGCTGCCCGCCCGCGAAGAGTACCTGCAACAGCAGACATACGTCGAGGGTGAAGTAGTTAAAGACTTTCCTTGGTGGAGCAAGCCAGAGACTGAGGAGTATCAAACTGCTCAACAGATTCTGCGTGAGTTCCCAGAGCTGAAAAAGCGCAGGGCAGACTGGAAACATGTTGCTGGATTATTAGTTATGGGAATCAAAGCCTACGGCGAAAAGAAAGCACAGAAGAAACCAACTGCACCGATCAAACGCGCCCCTGCACAGCCGTCTATTAAAGCGGCACCGGCAAGGACGACCCAGACGGACCTTCAGAAAGCCAAGCAATCGTTCATTCGGAACAATTCAAGAGATGGGATGACTGACGTGATTAAAGCAATGGGACTTGTGTAAGTCCTTAACAATCAAACTTAGTTTTACTCTTATTTATGGCTCTTCTTACTGAACCCCAACTTAGCGGTCGCGGTCTACGCGAAGACTTGATGGACATGATTGCGCTCGTTGACGCAAAGGACACTCCTTTTACGTCGATGGCTCGCAAAGGCAGCAAGCCCGGGAATATGTACTTCCGCTGGCAGTCTGACTCGCTTCCTACCCCTCAGGTAGG